ATTTGATAAACACGTTCGTCAATTGTATTTCTACCTGAGAAATACCGTGCTGTAACACTGTCCTTCTGTCCCATACGGTGTGCCCGGTCCTCGCATTGGCAACAATCTGCATCAGTCCAGGGAAACTCAACAAACGAAACATCTGAACTGGCGGTAAGCGTTAGACCGACTCCGGCAGCTTTAATCGAGCAAATGATAATATTTGTTTTAGAACTATTTTGAAAACTATCAACGGCTCTCTGTTTTTGTTCTTGATTTTCCCTTCCTGTTACACATACGGACGATGGAAAAGCGTGTTTAAGTTGATCAACTACGATATGAAGAGAGCAAAATATAATCATCTTTTTTCCACTTAGCTGGAAGTCCTTTACGCAGTCTATAACCTCTTTTACTTTCCCTCTTGCAGTAATTTGTCTAAGTAGAGTTAACCGGACCATTGCAGCACTTTTGAGTGCATTTTTTATATTTTTATCAGTTGCTTCTTTATACTTCTTAAGATATTCTTTCAAATTATTTTCAGCGAACTGGTATTCTTCACGGTTACTAATCTCAACTGTTACAAGTTGTCGAACTTTTGCGGGCAACTCTTTTAATACTTTTGCTTTTTCCCTTCGGAACATGCAATTTTCGTAAAGCATTGCGCTCAATACTTTCAAATTTGATGATTCGGTAGGACCGGCACAGAATTGTTTTTGAAAATTAATGGATCCACCAAAATCATTAAGCCGGCCAATGATTGAAAGTTGTGGTACCAGGTCCTTTGGTTTATTTACAATCGGGGTTCCTGTTAATCCGATTACATAATCTTTCCCTTGTGCTATTCCTTTGCAATAATTACTTTGTTGAGTAGAAGAAGATTTACAGCGGTGTATTTCATCAATAATGACCGACTTAAAAATCTTCACATTCTCCTTAAAAATCACATTTTTGAGTGAAAAATGCTCTGATTGTTTTTCATGCAATACAAAGTATTTCTTCAAAGATTCGTAATTGACTATGAAAACCTGATAAATACCCTGGTTAAAGTAATAAGGCCAATTATCACGCATTTCATCGGTTAATATCATTGCCTTTTTATCGGTAAACTTTGACCATTCACGCTCCCAATTGATCTTTAAAGAACTTGGACAAATAATAAGACAAGGGAATGATTGCGCTATGTTGATTGTTGCAATGCTTTGCATACTTTTTCCAAGGCCAGGCTCATCGGCATTAATGCACCTCTTTAAAACAAGTCCTCTTGCTATTCCTTTGAGTTGATAGTCGCGCGGCTTTAGCTTTAATTGATGCGGAACCAATAAATCTGGCATTTCAGACTCAATACTTTTCTTTTGCCAATCAACCGGTCCAAATCCTTTAGCACATTCAGCGTAATGTTGAAGTTGAGCTAAAGAGGAGCGGGGTACATTCCAGGTCTTTAAACTTGGAATGTATTTTGCCCCCTCAATCTTCTTTATTTCACTTGACAATCTTGGATGAAAGTCAAATTCAACAATATATAAATCCGTTGATATGTCAAGTTGTATAGTCATTAGATAACAGGTTCGAGTACTAAACCTGATCCTTCAAGTACCGTTTCAAGTTCTTCAAGTTTTTTCTTTCTCTTGCCATGACCTTTAATGATAAGATTACCATTAATCCCTGAAGCAGCATTAGAAAGTTCAATAGTCGCTTCGTTGGCTTTATCAAATTCAAATTCCTGTTGTTTTATACCGAACTTATCATGAAAAAGATATTGATCTACTTCGTACGAACACATTTGAACATCCTGTCCAAGTTCTTCAGAGAATTCATAATCATCCTCGTACTTTGTAAAAGGAGCGATAAGATTCAGCACTTTTCCTGACTTGAGCAATTTTTGACCGATAATTGTCACACCTTCATGTTCGTCAGTTCCACCAATCACATAACCTGTGATCACATAATTATCCAATTGACTGATATCAAAATCACTGATTGTAGCGTGAGAGATTAAACTCATTTCAGGCTGCTCACATAACATTACTAAATGCACTTTCATGCGATTAAACGAAGCGAGAAGATCAGCATGAATAATTCCGCTACAATCCTTGTTAACGGTATTAATATCAGTTGCTGTGTTCTCTTTAAAGATCACGTTACAACGATCGTTTTTGATAGTCGCTTTACTAATTTCATTTTTTGTTACTTCCATAAAATTTATTTTGTTTAAAATTGAATTGTGGTGTGTACAGGATTCGAACCTGCACGTGTTCCTTTTCCAGTTTATTACGAGGGCTCGAACCTCGTCACACGTTAGCTATATTTCAAGCCTACTGTTGCGTCTACCAATTCCGCCAACACACCGATTTACTAAATATCTAACCACATTGCATTTGAAAAAGCAGATCGACCACAGACAGTACAGCATACACTACCACCACGTATCTCTTTTTCATACTTAACTTGATTATCGGGGGTATCAGGAACTTCTTCTTCATCTGAAAGAATTAGTACTAATCCATCCTCATTGCAAGTATGATCGGTAGGTTGTCCACCACACATGAAAGCTGTAGATGTTTCGCTTAATTGAATTATTTCACACATAATTTTATTTTTAAAATTGAGCCCCCGATAACTTCATTTCTTCTTTTGCATAACTAAGTAAAGTTATCATAGATGCTGATTGATGTGTACAGCTTGCGTTTAACCGGTCCAACCAATCAACTAAATAACTTTCTTCAATACAGATACTTTTTAATAGCGCGCTTTGAACAGCAGCCGCTAAATGAGCCTCTTTTGCGATGCTAATAATAGTCTTTTGAATCTCTGAAGTTTTCTTTGTGTTCAAAACCATTTTTGCATCTGCCAACATTTTTCCTGTGCGTGCCGTATATACAGCCAGTTCCCGAATTCGTTGTTGAATTTCTGCCGGATTATCCGAACAATGGATTTCAAGATAATCTTGTATTTGCGTTGCTTCTTCGTTAAGTGTCATTTATAATTTGTTTATTTGTGTCTGACATTAAAATATCGATTACTTTAAAAATACTCTGATCTCCAGTGTCGCAAAAAGCTGAGTCGAGATGAAGCATTATCTGATCAAGTTCGCCGGTTGTAATTAGTATCGTATTATCTGAATTTTTGACCATGTGAGCTGTTTTTCAAGATCCTTGTTCTTATTCGTTACTTCTACTATTTCACGCTGTAAACGCTCGCATTGACGTTTGTAATAGGCTTCATTCGTCTTGTGAATTTTACACTCTTTTTCAGCCTGATCAACTCTTGCAGTTACTGGATCGGTGAACTTTCCGTCTCCGGCTTTATAGAACTTCTTTTTCTTTGTTGAAATTTCCTGAATTTCGAATGGGAATAGATCGCTCATAGGATTTTATTTTAATGAAAATAAATTTATAATTGAGTCAATAGTAGATTCTTCAGTATTATCAACAGCCCCCGTACATGCTGAACTCATTTCGCGCTTATCATTTATAACCTGGTAAATATCTTCATCAATCGTATTTTTACCTAAGAAATAAGATATCTGTACAGCGTTTTTCTGACTAATACGGTGACAACGGTCTTCACATTGATCGGTATCGGCTGAATGCCATGGAAGCTCAATAAATGCCACGCGTGAAGCTGCTGTAAGGGTAATACCAACACCACCGGCTTTGTAGTTTACGAATATCAAATTATGATCGGTGGGAACAAATTCATGATCAGAATTAGAATGCCTTTCATATCGAGTATCACAGACAGTACAGCGTTGGAATTTATGTATATTAGTATTCCTTTTTTCTGAACTTTCCGAACCGGTATAAAATAATGCAGTTGGATAGTAGCTTCTTAGTACATCGGCCACCTCATTAAGATAGATGAACACGACAATCTTTTCACCGGATTCAAGTACATCATCAATATATTCCTTCACATCAGCAAGTTTTCCACGTGCCGAAATGTTTTTAAGTACTCCTATCTGAACCATTATTTTACCCTTCATACTTTTTGCAATCTGAGGTTCAGTTGCTTTTCGATATTCTCTCAAATAACTTTCAAGATCTGCCATTGCAGCATCGTATTCAGGTTGATTTGAAATATTGCAAAATACCTTTTGTCGAAATTTATCAGGTAACTCTTTGAGTACATCTTTCTTTTCTCTTCTGAAATAGCATTTATTCCGGAGTATTGAATTAATTTCCGGCCAACGCTCTTCATCGGCACACATTTCACGAAATGCAACGGATCCACCAAACTCTTTCAGTTTATCAATGATCATAAGTTGAAACATTAGATCAACCGGTTTATTTACAATCGGGGTACCGCTGAGTAACTGGGTGAACTTACCTAATGCTATCCCGTAGGATAATTTACTTTGTCGTGTTGTTTTATCTTTTACCCTGTGACTTTCATCGATAATTACCGATTTGAAAACATTTATACTTGGAAGAAAATTAATGTGTTTAAGTAGCATTGTTTCCCCTTTTGGGGTCTCAATATTCAAAACGAAATACTTCTGTATTGATTCATAGTTGACGATAAATACATCATATACACCCATGTTATAAAATGTTTCCCAGGTGTGCTTTATTGAATCCGTAAGTATAACCGGTTTATGATCGGAGCAAAGTTTCCATTCCATTTCCCAGTTCAATTTTAAAGAAGCCGGGCAAATAATAAGACAGGGAAATTCATTTTTAGCTATAACCGTTGCGATGCTTTGAAGAGTCTTTCCAAGTCCAGGAGCATCCCCATTGATACAGCTACCGTGTTCAATCCCGTAAGCAATACCTTCTTTTTGATAATCGTAAGGTTTTAGCTTAAGATCAATATTTTGATTAAGCTTTGGCATTTCAGCAGGTGCATCGAAAACACGACGTTTTGAAATCTTTCCAGTCATATCAAAAGCATATTTCTGAGCGAACATCTGAACTTCAAATTCCCAACGGCGTGGAAGTTCCCAACGCTTCAATTTCGAATCATAATTTACATCCGGAAGTTTGGCTACAGCTGCCGATATCTTCCGATCGTAATCAAACTGAATTAAATACTTATTTTCTTTTTCAACTACTATTCTCATGGTCTTCCGTTTCCAAAAAATAAATGCCATTTGTAGGCTAATTCTAAATACTTTTGTTTCCCTTCTAAGTAGAAGTCTGATTCTTTATTTATAAATATTTTGAAGACTTTGTGATTTTTCTTCGAAATTCCTATTATCACATCTCTATCAGCTCCTTCAATGTCCATATACCATGCACGTGAGCGATCGTATTGAAAGAATTTACAAGCTGCTTCAAACTGCATCTGTGTTTCGGCAGCCGTACTCTTTATATCGCCTCCCCATTTCCAGTCATCCCGCCAAATATCCCACTTACATCTCCGATCGAGTTCAAATTCAACACCATTAAAATTCATTAACGCATTGCGCTGGATACTTATTTTTTGTGCATTTGCTCCACTCATTAGGTCAGAACAGAAAGGATCCCGCCAAAAGGCTTGTTTCATTTTAATGGTATTCTCAAAAGTTGCCTTTTTATAAATCACATCTTCCCGGGTTCTTTTGAAATAATCAACCTTATAAGATTCGGTTATCATGGCATCAAGAAGATTTCCATCGGCAAAGGCTTGTGTAGGATCCATCGGGTTTGATTTCGGATTGAGTTGGTCCAATAACCAACCCAAATCCGAATTTGATACTTCAGGACGTTTAAAATAAGCGTCCATTACTCAGTTGCTTTTTTGATTGCTTTATCAATAATGTTGTACGTGCTTGCGTTATCGTAGTTTACCCCAACTTTAAGCATTTCTGTCCTTGCAGACTTTAAAGCTTCAAGCAATTCAGGTGCAGCAGCGATAAGCTTTGCGTTGGCTTCCATTTCTTCTTTATCCA